TTAAATATCGTGGTACTCTTCGCACGCTTGTAGCGTGTTTTGAATCAGTGTAGCCACGGTCATTGGCCCAACACCGCCCGGTACGGGTGTGATCCATGCAGCGCGTTTTGACGCTTCATCGAAGTCAACATCTCCAGTCACTTTGCCATTTTCTAAGCGGTTAATACCCACATCGATAACGATAGCGCCCGGTTTGATCCATTCGCCTGGAATAAAGTTAGGTTTACCCACAGCCACGACCAGTAGATCCGCATTACGGACATGCTGTTCGAGATCTTTGGTAAAGCGATGGGTGACGGTGGTGGTGCAGCCCGCTAATAATAATTCAAGGCTCATCGGACGACCAACAATATTTGATGCGCCAATGATAACGGCATTTAAACCGTAGGTATTAATGTCATAACGCTCAAGTAAGGTAACAATCCCTCTTGGCGTACAAGGACGCAGGCGAGGGGCACGTTGACATAAGCGCCCGACGTTATAAGGGTGGAAACCATCGACGTCTTTATCGGGATGAATGCGTTCGATCACTTTGACGTTATCGATGCCAGCAGGTAATGGTAACTGAACTAAGATGCCATCAATTTCATTATCTTGGTTAAGGTCATCAATCAGCTTGAGCAATTCAGCTTCAGTGGTCGTGTCTGGTAAATCATAGGAGCGAGAAATAAAGCCAACTTCTTCGCAAGCACGTCGCTTACTGCCAACATAAATTTGAGAAGCGGGATTAGCGCCTACGAGAATAACGGCAAGCCCTGGAGCTCGTTTACCATTGGCAATACGAGTTTGTACTTTTTGAGCAACTTCCTGTCTAATTGCTTGCGCAATCGTTTTCCCATCAATAATTTTTGCTAACATCTGTAACTTAATCCATATATGAGACACGGGGGATGCCTCTATTTTGTCAGAACTTGCTAGCAATGTCAGGTCTATCTGATAGATAAAGTAACCATATCGTTATTTAAGTAGTGAAAAGCCATTGACTCGGCGCTCAGCAACCGTATAATTCAACGCCATCAGCCAGATAGGCTGTCTGCGCACACAATGCGCCCTTAGCTCAGTTGGATAGAGCAACGGCCTTCTAAGCCGTAGGTCACAGGTTCGAATCCTGTAGGGCGTACCATTTAAAATCAATGAGTTATGTGATTTTAAAAAGAAACCCGCAAGAGGTGCGGGTCAAGTAACGGGTCAAGTTAGTATTACAGCTTTTCGCTCCTGACCCACTCTTCATAAACGTGCTCTGGCCAACCTAAAAACGTACCACCTTTCGTTCTTTCTGGCTTAGGAAACTCATTTCGTTTAGCGTACATTCTCCATATTGTAGGTTTACTCTTTCCAGTTAATTGGATCATCTCTTTCCATTTAATGTATCTTGTCGTTGTGGAAGTCACTTATCACCTCCTTTCACATATCCATTCTTTAACACCATTGCCGCAACTTCAGCGGGTACACCCAAAGACATAGCATCATCGATAATGGTGTTTAAATTTCCTTTGCTAAGATCCTCGACGGTTGTTGGCCATACATTTTGTGGAATAGAGCAGCAGACACAGAAACCAATCTGCTCAGTTGTCATTTGAATGATTTCCTCTATGGTAAAATTCATTCGTTGATAGCCGGCATCCCAAACAGCATCCGTTACATCACCCGGATCACCACCTGCGTTTGTAATGATATTGACGAGGTTAAAATCAAGCGTTGTCATCTTTCACCTTCCTTGCGCGTTTTTTCTTTTTGGTGATCGGGATTAACTTTGGTGCAACGATTTGTGGTGCTGGTGGTAGAGGAGGGCATATACCCATCCTGATATAACAGCGCTGTCGAATTCCATGAATAATTCTGGTAGTCCAATCGCAGCCGTCATCAACATGGTGTACGGCTTTGAGGATCGGAGAGTTGTATTCATTAATCTCGTGTTCGGTGTTATCTTGTTCAATCACTTGTTAGCCTCCTTGCAAATACATTTATAAGCCCGTAGAACGTGATTCGCCTTACCGTAAATCGTCGTCACTCGGAAAAAGAAACCTATCGTTGATTCGTGAACTGGCGCCCGAAGTAGGGCCATATCAATTAAGTGATTCACTTTTCTGCGTTCGGTAATGAAAGACAGGATCACTACTTTGGCTGTGTTGCCTGTTTTGCTAGCGATATATTCAATTTTCATTCGTCAATCCCCATAACCTGGTCACGTAAAGATTGAGATAATTTGTGGATATCCTTTTCCATGGCCATAGCGATTAAAATGGGTTCACCATATATTTCCGATGTTAAGGCATCCATGGCAAACAGAACGGAGCGGTCGTCTTCACTAGGCAAAATATCAATACTACCTCTGCCAAACATTAAATAAGGCAGGGCTAAATAGTGGGATGCTAAAAGAGGCGTTTTCTCCTCTTTGAATGATTTGGTTAGTAATGGAGTTAAATCAGGGTAACGCTCTTGCATGAGAACTAATTCTGATTTCTCAAATGGCCTAAACTCTTCATCCCGATCCTGACGGTAATAAGTAACAGTGTGGCTTCCATCATCATGGCTATTAATATCAAGAAATTCAGCCTCTTCAGGTACTGAATATACAAACTGAACAGCAACATCCTGGTCGAACTCTGCGTTGTGTTTCATTCTGATTAATGCATGCCCGTTAGTTGCTTCTATGTACTGGTTATTAATGTGAACAACCTTTGTTACCATGCGCGGGTCATCATTTACGGATATCAAAGTTAAAGCCGCTCGGATTAAGTCAGCATCAATATGTGGTAATTTTGCTTTCATTATTTTTCCTCCCAACCAATTGCCTGAAACAATCCCATTTTCGGGTGATACCAGCGAGTACCGCGATTTTCTGCTTCGTTCATCATGTTTTTCATTGCTGCCATGAAATCAGCCTCATGGATGATAGCCATAGGTCTAGGCATCCCTTCTGGCGTAAGAATGGTTATCTGGTCTTTGCGAATACTGTATTGCTTGGCAAGCGTCTTACACTTATCAATAGTCAGACCTGATTTTGTTTTTGCCAGTGAATAACCAATCCAGCCTGCAGGAATAGTGCCTTGTTTAATTTGCTCGACAGTCTCATGCATCTGTTCAACTTTCTCATCAATACGATTAATTTGGCGTTGCTGCTGGGCATTATGGCTGGCGATCCGGGCAATCATTTCTAATTCACTAATAGCGGTTTGTGGCTGGCGGAAATAACTATTAACCAGTTCGCGTTGTACCTGCCATGCAACATCATCATTGAATGGTTTGGTTAGCATGAGATACCCAGACTCAAACAACACGATGCCGCTAGGTGCAAATTTAGAAAATATCCCTTCAGGGAGGTCCGTACGTATTACGTCCGAACCTACTTCACAGAAATCGATGCCTTCGATAAAGTGCTCACGATTACGATTAAACGCGGCACGTGCCGTTCCATCTGGTCGAGCATGTACCAGATCAATCATTGAAAAAGTAACAACACGCTGACCTTTATATTCAGCAACAGGCATTTGAGTTTTATTAATAGTGATTAAGTTGTTCATGTGCTTCCCCTAGTGAATTAAATCGCTTGAAACAGGCGAATCTAAAAGCTGGTATCCTTTAATGAATACGTCATCAATAAAGTTCTGCATCCATTTCTCACCGGTGCTTTTTTCATGTTGATCATTACTGACGTAAAACTGCCATAAGGCTAAATAGCCTTCATTAGGTCGTTTTTCTAAAATCACTTTTTCAATTTGGTGAGTAAGTAGAGTTTTGATAACCTCCTCATCAAGGGCAATAATGTTATTTTCGTGACGAAAAGCGTATGTACTGGTGACACCAGGTCCGAATCTTTCAAAGCAAGATAGTAAATATTCCCCTGCAATAATTTTCCTGTAGTTATTAATTGAATATTTTGCATACTCTAGTTTTTCATCGTCTGTTAGTGGAGGCGAATTGGTTTCTAGTCTCTCTTTATTCAGTAGAAATCTAGGTGCATTTGTTTCTTTAAGAAAATCTATAATTTCATCTGAAGTCATATTGTTATTTTTCAGATATAACGTTCCTATATTTTTACTCACAGTCCACCTCTGAAGTTTTATTAATATTCTCTTCCAGCAATTCAGCTTCTTTTTTTAGCTTATATTTCTCCCGTGCCTTTCTGGCTCGTTCTGCTAGTTCTGTTTCACGAGCTGATAAAGAGTGGCGCAGTGCATTATGTTCAGCTCGATATTCAGCCCATTGGCGAACAGCGTCGCTTTTAGTTAAATGTTTAGCCTGTTCCCATAATTGAGCCGCCTTTAAATAATCACCTTCACGTTCGGATTCTGCTGCTTGATTGGCGATGTTTAAATAAGTTAATTTCATTTATTCACTTCCTTTTGATGTAAATGTTCAGCGATTAGCAAAGTAATATCACTAATGAATTCTTTACCTTCATCAGTTAACTTTCCGTGTTTATTATAAAAGCTATTGTAGACTTCAATTATTTGCTGGTCTGTTGCTCCTGCTTCTTTACGGCAGATGTTATTTTCATACAGTTTGATTAATGACTGTTTTAATACCTCAGTATCTAAATCAATACGGTATTTAATACCATCTACAGTTCGCTCGAATGTTGTAGATTTATTTTTTCTCTTTAGGTAATCAAAGATTGCATCAATAAAATGTTTTCTTCTTTTATCTAATAAAGTTAATTTTTCCATTTTCTCAATCTCGAATTTAGATAAGGGGATCCCCTCAGCATTGGCGCTGATTTAAATTTAATTTGCTTGTTTAATTATTTATTTGTTAATGCTTCTTGAAATCTTCCGTATTTTATCACCGCATCTTCTTTCGCTTCTTCGAACTTGGTGTTTGCTTTCTGCCATTCCTTTTCTAGCTGTAAAAGATGCTTTTCTTTTTTGAGCTTCTGTTTTAAATCTCGGTATATTTCTGCTTGTCTATCGATATACTCTGGCAGCATAGCGCCTCGCTTAAAGGCAGGAGTTCCATCAGGCAACTGTGTTTTAATATCTGGCTCGTTAGTTGGCTTGCCTTGCTTACTGAATTCATCACTAGCAAGGATGTGAGCATATTTATTGATAGCGGCATCCTCAGTGAAGTAGCTTTTATTGCAAGGTTGAACAAGATAAACTTCACGAGTAATGACCTGAATGTCGTGGCCTGTTGTTATTTCTACTGGCTTTGCTTTGTTTGTCATTTTTATTTCCTTAAATTTAAAAATGCGATAATTCGCTCTTTCATCTTTGGTAATTGATTCATTATTTCTTTAGCTTCATCTGATGCCTTTTCATATTCGAAAAATGAACTTACTAATTGATAATCACCATCTGCTAGCTTATATATTTTACATTCCCACTTACCGTGATGTTGCCAAAACTCATCAATGTATTTAGGGGGGGGCATATTATTAATTTTACTAATGGTTATTGCGTTATAAGTTGCAGTATTCATGCTTAGTCCGTTTTTATTAATTTTTCTACTCTTGATAGTGTAACGCTAGTCATTAAATCAATTTCGCTCAATAAACCAATAAGTCGACCAGCCTCTTTTGGAAATGATGTAGATAATCTATTCAATAATGGCTTTATTTCTACTGTTAGCTCTCTTGTATATCTTTGAGCAAGTGAAGCTGTTTTATGTAAATCAGAGTGCTTGCTCTCAACAGGGGGGGGTAACATTAAATTATGCATTTGGAACCTCAGTATTTATCTGAGCTACATTGTCATTTGCTTGTTCAATTAATTTTAAAGCTGCTTCTAAAGTGTTTTCGATATCTTCATTGTCTAAGATGGCTGAGTTTAAAATAGTATTTATAATTGCTCTGGCATAAGTTAGTTTTGTATTTGCAGAGTTTCTTAATTCAATGTTACTTGTCATTTCTTACTTTCCTGTTTCAATATCACAGACTTCGAGAGAGACTATAACTTGAACACCGTGAAGCCAGTAATGTATGTTTTCCACATCAATAGTTTTATTGTTGGATAAAAAATTTAGTTTAATGTAATTAAGTAAGGTGCTTATTTCAGTTAATCGTCGCTCTCGCCTAGTTTGAAATTTTGCTTTCCGTACATCTTCAATAAGCAAATTAATTTCATCTTGGACAGCGTTAAACTTATCAATATTAAGCATCGCCCCCCCCCTAAACACCTTTCTATTTCATCCTCAGCTTGACAGATTAATTCATTGGCAATGTGACGTTCGCTTGAATCCCTATTTAGAAATTGTGCTGCAACCAGAAAAGCTTTAACACGATGCATTGTGTCTATAAGCTGACTGGTATCAGTCGTTATTAATTTATCCATTTCCATTATCCCGTTGTGCATTTTCTTCAATTAACCAACCTGCCACAGGGTTTGATAGTTCATAAGCTAATTCAATTAAACTATCGACAATTGTGTTGCAAATAGGCATGCCGTTTAACTGATGGAGTACCGCATTCAATTGGGCGCTTTTTTTTGCGGCGACACTTAATTCAATTTCGTGTGACATGTCACGCTCCTACGGGTGTTTGTGATGCCAGTGATAAAACATAATCACGAACAAGTTGTAATTTTGCTGATTTCAAATCAGTCGCATAAACTTCTTTGCGACAGCCTTTGTCGGTTAGGTCACTACGCTTTACAGCAAAGAAGCAGAACTTAAACAGACCTGTACGGATATCAGGTTTAACTAAAGTTAAATTTGGTGGATAATGTATAGTCGGCATTTTTTAAACCTTAAAATTATGACGTGCTTTTAGTATTACCACTAGTGATAAATAAGTCAACACCGCAAGTGATATTATTTTATCACCAAAGGTTATATGTTTGATTTTGAAAGGGATAAAAAATAAAAAAGCCCGGCGTATTTATCGCTCGGGCTTGGGGATTTGATGTGTTGGGGAGTTAAAACGTGTCGTCAGGCCACTGAGACTTAACTACTTTGCCAATAATATGGCAGTCAACTCCACAAGGTATTAGTTCATATCTAGGGTTCAGTGGTTCAAGATATGGTCGCCCCGCATCTCGAATTAATCGTTTAAATGTGAACTCATCACCATTCATTCTAGCGATACAGAAGTCCCCCGCGTCAACAGGCTCTTCAGGATCAACAAGTATCAGCATCCCTTCAGGGAAGCTCGGGCGCCCACCTTGTGGCGCTGTCATTGAGTGGCCTTCAACCTCTAACCAGAATGCGCTGTCGCTTGCTTTTCTAGCTGTAGGAATCCATGCAACAGCATCTTTTTTGGTGTAGGAATGTTCATTTTCAGTGAATGAACCCGCTTGTACCTTTGAAAGCAAAGGGTATTCGTAAGTATTAATAATCTGTTCTGAGTTTGATAAGACGGATTGATAAACCTCCCGAATTTCTTTAGCTAGAAATGGGCTTATGTCCTCAACGGGGACGTCCAATATTTTAGCAAACTTAGCTGCATGCTCATGATTAATGGCATTTACACCATTTAACAATTGAGCGACTCCGCTTTGTCCCATTCCAAGCATTTCACCAAGAATTTCTTGCGAAAGCCCCAGATCTTTTTTCTTAGATTCAAAAATAGATTTTAGGCGAATGGCATCTGCTTTCTGTTCATCAGTCAACGGTTTCTTTTTCATGTGGCAATAATATCACCTCTGGAGATAAAAACAATCACCGCAGGTGTTGATTATTTTATTATTAGCGGTGATAATCCTCTGAGGAGGGACGTTCATGGAAAAAATTGAATTGTCAGTATTAGTTTCAACGCTGGGGCAAAAAAAAGTTGCTGATTTGTTTGGTATTCAGCAAAGCGCGATTAATAAGGCCATAAAAACTAATCGAAAAATTTTCGTCATTAGAGTTGATGGCGAAGTCGTCGGCGCAGAAGAGGTTAAGCCTTTCCCTAACAAGCCTAACAGTGATTTTTATGCACCAGATACACAACATACCGATGCCTAAGCATTACTTTCCTGATGACGCTAATTGGATTCAGGAAATGTTATTGCAGCTGTCACCAAGCGCCAGAAATAGGGCGCTGGTGGCTTATTCAGAAGTGTATCAGGAGCATTGGGAATTAGAGCCTGTTTCATATCGCAAGGTTAACAAAGCGAGACATGAAGCGAACTCAAGGCTAAGGCAGTACGTGAGACGTTATTCGAAGGCAATGCAAGGTTATACCTCAGCGCCGTTGTTGGTTGGTCAGTAATTTCATCAAGGGAGTATTCAGAAGTTAAGACGTTTAGCCGTCTAGACTGTTTTCTGGGGAAGAGGGGAAAACTTTCTAGGGGGGTAAGGGGGGTGATCTTTGAAAGGGGTGTTAGGGAAGGCACTGCCAAGGAAGGAGTTAGATCTTAAATATAGATCACTATAGGGGTTATAAATCCCACCAGCCGTTTAGATGGCTAAATGATAAATCTTCCAAAGGCTTCGTCCTTGGCAGGGTAAATTATTCAAGTGAGGAACGGATGTTAAACATTACACCTAATTTTGCACAGGAACGCGGTTTAGCTATGTTGCGTCAGCACTGGAAGCAAAACCGCACGTTTATGATTTATAGCCCAACAGGGAGTGGTAAAACAGGACTAGCGGCATTTATCACAAACGGTTACATCAAGCGCAATATGCGAGTCATGTTCTGTGCGCCATATACAAACCTGATCGCCCAAACAGCGGAGCGTTTTCAAGAGTATGGCATACCAATGGAAGAAATCGGATTTGTTTGGGCTAATCATCCCAATTATGACCCAACAAAATTAATCCAAATTGCCTCAGCAGATACGGTTATTCGTCGTGAGTTTCCTGACAACATTGATTTACTCATCATCGACGAGGCCCATTTACGCCGTAAGAAAATACTCGAAGTCATTCGTGATACTGACCTCAAAGTAATAGGGCTGTCTGGAACACCTTTTTCCCCATTTCTTGGGGAATATTATGAAAGGCTGATTAAACCTACGACGATGAAGGAGCTTATTCAGCGTGGGGATCTAAGTAAATACGAATTTTACGCACCAACAAAGCCGGATTTATCAAAAGTGAAATCAGTTCGTAGTGAGGAATTCGGTAGTGATTATAAAGAGGCTGAAATTGCTGAAATTATGTCAGGTGCGGATTTGGTTGGCGACGTGGTTGATAACTGGCTGGCTAATGGTGAAAACCTACCAACCATCTGTTTTTGCGTCACTGTCAGCCATGCAAATTATGTCACTGTTGCTTTTAATCGCTCGGGGGTAAATGCAGAAGTCATTACAGCTGATACGCCACATGATGAGCGCCGAGTCATTATTCATCGTTTCGAACAGGGTGCAACCAAGATCATTGTTAATGTCGGAACGCTTGTAGCGGGTTTTGATAGTGATGTTCGTTGCATCATTTACGCCCGACCTACTAAATCGGAAATTCGCTGGGTTCAGTGCCTTGGTCGCGGATTACGCAAAGCACCAGGCAAAGATAAATGCCTCATCTTTGATCATTCCGGTTCAGTCCACCGCTTAGGCTTTCCTGATGATATCGAATATGACGAACTACCAAGCAAAAATGATGGCATGAAAGAGGTTAATAGTTTTCGTGAGCAAGAAAAACGCGAGAAGAAACCGAAAGAATGTACCTCATGCCACTACATGAAACCTGCAGGTGTTTACGTTTGCCCTAAATGTGGATTTAAGCCACTCGCTGGGGAAGACGTAGAAGTCGATACGACACGCAACATCAAAAAATTAGGTAAGACTGAAAAAGTTTATACCCAGCAAGAAAAGCAAAGTTTCTATTCCCAACTTAAATATTACCAAAATGTCAGAGCGGTTGAAGGTAAGCCGATTAGTGACGGGTGGGTAGGTCACACATTTAAAGAAAAGTTCGGTGTATTCCCCTATGGGCTACACAGCACTCCTCAAGAGATTACACCAGAGGTTAGCAATTTTATTAAACATAAGCGGATCCGTTTCGTAAAAGGTCAGCAAAAAGCAAAAGAGCAGTTCGCTCGTATTAAAGGTCAGTTAAAAAATAACACACCACAGCAAGGAGCATTACTTTGAATACAATTGAAGCCGCAAAAGGACAATGGGCAAAAATCTTTGCGCACTACGGGCTACCCCCTATAACTGGGCGCAAACACTTTAAAGGCAAGTGTCCATTATGTGAGAGAAAAGGCAAGTTTCGCATTGATGATAAAAATGGGCTGGGTACATGGATTTGCACTTGTGATTCGGGTACTGGCTTTCAGCTATTGGAAAAAACGCAAGGTAAGAGCTTTAAAGTTCTCGCTGATGAAGTGGACATGCTTCTTGGCAATCATCGAGAAAATATAGCACCTAAACCACAAACTAAAGATACCTCAATTGCAGGGTTTAGAGATCGGATCATCAAGTGCTATTCAAACCTAAAATCACTGAAAGATACCTCAGCAGCGAAATATCTACACAATCGCGGTATCTATGAGCTGCCGAGTGAACAGGTTAAATTTTGTGACAAGCAACCCGTAAAACATAACCCTAACAGCTTTCAAGCTATCTGGTCGCTTGCAACAGACTCAAAAGGGCAGCTTTGTTACCTGCATAGGACGTATTTAGAAGGCGATAAAAAAGCGCGGCTATCTCTGGTCAAACGAATGGATGCGCTACAGGAGGATAACTACTTAGAGTATGCAAGTTCCGTCGCTATCCGTATGTTCCCCGTAGCTTCAACGTTGGGGATCGCTGAAGGGCTCGAAACTGCACTTTCCTGTAAGCAAATCTATGGCGTCAATACTTGGTCAACAATGAATGCTGGACATATGGCGAAGTTTGTCGCTCCAAAAGGTGTTAAGCACCTGATTATTTTTGCTGACAATGACTGGAGCGCAACGGGTGAGGCGGCAGCTTATGAATGCGCTAAAAAAAACCTAGTGGCAAATAACGATATCGAAAAAGTAAGCGTGAGATGGCCAGACTTAAACGATTTTAACGACATGCTCACACAAGGCTGTGACGCAAGAGAACGTGTTTTTATTCGGAAACAGAGAGAGGCGGCTTAATGAAACTCGAAAATGCACTTAAAAACTTTCACCCTAAGTCACCTACATTCGGCAATGTAGCAGGTTGCACTTCCCCTGACCGAATAACGGGAACGGATATCATGGCAGCTATGGGGATGACTGAATCACAAGCTAAGTTTGGTATGACGGCTTTTCTGGCTAAAAATGATGTCAGCGAAGAAGATAAGTTTTCTACGGTAGAGGCGCTAACTCAATATGCACTTAAAGTAGCACCTAAACTAGTTCGCAAAGCTGCGGGTAAGAAACTGGGTTACTGTTTAATTGTTCTGGCCAAGATGGCATTTGAAGATTATGCCCGTTCAGCAGGATCCGTTTTCTCATGTTCAGCATGTAACGGAAAAGGACTCATTTATAGTCATAAGGACGTCATTAAACATCCTGGTATAACAAGATTAGATGGAACAGTGGTTATTGAGCCATGGATTGAAAACGAAAAGGTGGAAGAATTATGCATGCCTTGTAATGGAAAGGGGCAAATAGCGCATCGATGCCGCTGTAAGGGACGAGGTAAAGTATTAGATGAAATACAAACCGAGTTGCAAGGGGTGCCGATTTTTAAGGATTGCCCTCGTTGCGCGGGTAAAGGTTTCAACCGTGTGCCATCTTCAGTAGCCTACAATGCAATAAAGCACCTAGTACCCGATTTAACCCAATCGTCATGGTCACGCAACTGGAAGCCATTTTATGAAAAGCTGGCTGGTAAATGTTTCATTGAAGAAAGCGCAGCAGAACAGGCATTTAGCAAAGTCACTAAATAAGTAGATGGATTTGATTTTTGCATAAAATTGGCTTATTATCTTCTAATAATGGACATTCTATACCTAGTCACATTAAGAAAACTCAAGACCTCGCAATGCGGGGTTTTTTTATGCCCGAAATAAACATAAGACTTGCTGTTACGTTTAGTCAGAGTTACATGTGTAGTTATGCACAATAACTAACCATGGGTTTTAAAATATCATGTTAAAACAGAGTGATATAACACAAGAAGCGAGAATTGTTTTTGAAGCCACTCCATATTCGGAGGCGGTAACGGCGGGTGAGGTTTCCCAAGTGACTGGACTAGCACAGCCACGGTGCCAACTGATATTAACGCAGTTAGCAATGGCTGGATTAGTAGAAGAAAACATCAAAGAAAACACATTTCAAAATATCCAACTGTGAAAATGGGCGGCTGGTGGGTGTTGGTATCACCTTACCAGCCATTCGCCCGTTCTGAACGGATCACGGACAAACCAAAGCCCATTGCTTGTGTGCACAAAGCAACGAGAGCTTATCAAAAAAGGTTCTCCTGATCTATGAAAAACACTGTGAATTTAAACAGTATAAATTTAGTCAATGCCGACTCTCTCAGCTACATAAAGACACTTCCCGATAATTGTATTGACCTAATTGCAACTGACCCGCCTTATTTTCAGGTTAAGTCATGTAATTGGGATAATCAGTGGGAAAGCGTCACTGTATATTTATCTTGGCTTGATGAAATGCTTGCGGAATTTTGGCGCGTTCTGAAGCCAAACGGTAGCTTATATATGTTTTGTGGTTCAAAGCTGGCGGCTGATACGGAATTATTAGTGCGTGAGCGGTTCGATGTACTTAACCATATTATCTGGGCTAAACCATCGGGTCCGTGGAGACGACAAAACAAAGAAAGCCTGAGAAGTTATTTTCCTGCGACAGAGCGGATCTTGTTTGCTGAACACTATCAAAGCCCTTACAAGGGGAAAAGCAGTGGTTATCTTCAGCGACGCAGAGAGTTGAAAGAAAACACATTGCGTCCGTTGATTGAGTATTTTAAACAAGCAAGAGACTCATTAGGCATAACGGCTAAGGAAATACATCGGGCCACTGGAAAGCAGATGGCCTCTCACTGGTTTGGCTATAGTCAATGGCAATTACCGAATGAGTCGGACTACTTGAAGCTACAAGAGCTATTTAACCAAGTAGCGGTAAAACAGTTCAGCGACAACCCACTAAGCCGCCAGCACGCTGATTTAGTCAGTGAACAAAAGCTACTAAATCGTGAATATCATGAGTTATCCCAGCAATACCAGCTACTAAGGCGCCCATTTACTGTGACTGTTGATGTTCCTTACACTGATGTATGGACATATCCACCAGTACAGTATTACCCCGGTAAACATCCATGTGAAAAGCCTGCTGCGATGATGGAACATATTATCAATAGCAGTAGCCGCGAGGGTGATGTGGTGGCTGATTTCTTCATGGGTTCTGGCGCAACAATAAAAGCAGCATTAAAACTCAATCGTCGAGTTATAGGAGTTGAACTAGAAACCGACAGATTTGAGCAGACCAAAATGGAGATAAATAAAACCTCCAGTTTCTAATTTTTAATTAACTCGGGCACTCCGTAGGGGGTGAAATCATGCGTATGGATAAATATAGCAACGCAGCCTACGGTAGTGCTGGGCTTACAGCATTCTTTGCAAGCTTATCGCTTTATGAATGGGGTTTTATTATTGGGATGGCATTCAGCATCATCCTAGGCTTGGCGACTTTCTTCATGAATAGGCGGGAACAACGAAAGCGAACTCGTTTATTTGAAGATCTGGTCAATAAGACAGACCCACAAAACCCTTCAGCTACAGCACGAAAAGCCGCTGAACTTATGGCGAAAGCACCAAAGGATATCTAATGTCACTCAAACAAAAACTAACTGTGCTTGTCAGCGCAGGGGCTACGGCTATCGCTTTAACAGTGATTGCGCATTTTGAAGGTGTTAGATATGAGCCTTATGAAGACGTAGGCGGTGTACTGACGGTTTGTTATGGCCACACAGGAAAGGACATCATCCCTAATAAAATTTACTCCAAAGATGAATGTAATGAATTGCTTGAGTCAGACTTTCAGCGAACAAAGCAGCAGGTAGATAAATTGGTTCAGGTGCCAACTGACGATTACACAAAAGCCGCACTGTATTCATTTGCATTCAATGTTGGTACCGGCGCATTTGCTAAGTCGACAATGCTTAAAAAGCTAAATGCAGGTGATCAATATGGTGCATGTGAAGAGCTTAAAAAGTGGGTTTATGCTGGTGGTAAGGTATGGCGTGGACTTGTAAACCGTCGAGATGCGGAGGCTGCTATATGTCATGGAAACCTATAGTGGCTGTAATTTTCTTTATGCTGCTTGCGATATCAATGATTGTATCTGGTGCCTACAGACTCACTGACAACACATGCGGTATTGATAAAGCCAGTTTAGAAAAGCGTTGTCAAAAAGCTATCGATCACTACAAGGGTAAGCAGGTGAATTATGAAATTCGATAAATCATTCTGGTTATTCATTATGGTTGTAGGAATGGGCTGGTGGGTTGTTACTGTTCACGATAACAACAAACTACTTGAAAAAGAGAATGAGAGACTACAAAAGGACAATACAAATCAAAGCAAGATAATTGCCAGTCAATCATTTGAGTTCAACCGCATCAATCAGCTAATCAGTACAGCATACCGCAATGGGCTTCTATCTGAAGCGAAATCGCAGGAGAAAGTCATTGAATACCGAACCATTCTCAAGAAAGAGCCTACTTGTGATCTTGTTGTGCCTCAGTTTGTTACTGATGGGCTGCTCAACTACACATACCGTTTACGAGCCAGCGCCTTGTATGGAAATCCCGAGCGTATTGACGCAGCAGGTGTTGGTGCCATTACCGCCAGAAAATTAACATATTGTCAGGCTATCGAGTGGATAGATCCTTTATTGAGAACCATCGATAAAGCGAATACGCAACTTGACGCCATAGAGCAAGCTAAGAAAAAACCACAGGATAATTAATCTAATTCCCATGATGAGGAACGCGTCGCATTGTCGCTGTCTCATATGTTAGCTATGACCTATCTTCCTTATGTAGTGAGCGCATACCGAGAATCAAAAACAATGAATACCACCGTTTTGGTTATTTGTCGGGCATATCACAGTAACGTTTGCTGTGGGTAGAAGAAATGACGTGACTGCGGGAGAGACCGCTTTACTTTATGGTAGTCAATCAAAAAGCTTATTTTTATGAGTGAGCTTTCTTATTAACTATGAGGATGTGAGTATGGATAACCCAGTTGATGTCATGGTGGTTTTTTATAAACCAATAGGCGATGGCGAAACCCGCCTTGAACGTCGTACATATGGTAAAGAATTTGGTTTTACTAAGAAGCAAGTTGATTCAAAAGAGTTTAAGCACAATCTTTCTTTTGCCTTGAAGTGTGAGTTTGGAGCGGATATTGCCATTAAAGGGATAGCCGTAGTGGACGAAAGAAAAGAAAATCTGCGGCACATTAGATTGCTTTTCCGCACACCTAGCGATAAGGACATTGAGTCTATTATTGAAAGAGTGAATAGCGAGATGCTGGGTAAGCCATTAAATGATAAGACAGCAAGAGAAGCTCGTGAATTAGCACTAAAGTATGCAGCAGACATGATTTCAGTTGAGTCTGAACTAACGTATTAGCATTCATTGAATAGCTTTCTACAAACGTCATTCATAGAGTGGCGTTGATAGAGATTTATACAGGAGATAAACACGATGGCTAAACCGGATTGGGGGACGCTACAACAACAGTTCCTCGCCGCTCATGCCGAATCAGGAATATCCCCGAAAGAGTGGTGCGAAGAACAAGGGTTAAAATACTCAACTGCTAAGCGCTACATTAAGATTGCGAACGGTAGTGCGAATTCGCAAAAAAAAAGTGCGAATGAAACTGCGAATAAAAGAATTCGCAAAACTGAGCAAAGAACACCTAGCACTAATGCTACGCAAAATGAACATCTAGATAATTCGCAGAATGAAGCGCCGGAAACCGCGGGGATATTAAAGCCTCAGCACGAAAGCTTTGCACAAAATATCGCGCAAGGGATGACGCAGAAAGATGCTGCAATTTGCGCAGGATACTCACCAACGCGAGCAGACACTCAAGCCCCAATATTATTAAAGCGTCCTGATGTTCGCAGGCGCATTAGAGAGTTGCGCCAAGAAGCCGCGTTACTTGTCACATTCAATGCTAAAGACTTGGCCGACCTCTCATACAAAGCAGCGCAGGATGCTCTGCAGGATAAAAAGTTTGGTCAAGTAGCGCCAAACATAAAAAACGCCGCACAGCTAACCGGTATTGAAATGAGCACCAATAAAACAGAGGTGAACGTTGATTTAGCCGGGTTAAGTTATGGAAAGGTTTGCATCGTTACTCCAGCGACATGCCCCCCTGAAGTTTGGGATGCGCATATGGAGAAACTACGAGAGGGAAAGCAGAGCACCCAACAATAATTGATGGCGTTCTTTATTCGTTTAGTAGCGATTGGGTTCCCTCGGTTCTATACGATAAGCCGGTAGGTTCAGTTCGTTGGCGCTGGACTTATGGCGGGCGCGGTGGTGGTAAATCCGTAGAGATTGCCCGAGCGCTTGTATTGTTGGGTGCTAATGAGTCAATGACGATACTTTGCGCTCGTGAGTTCCAAAACTCTATTAATGATTCTGTATTGGCATTGTTAGAGTCTGAAATCTACAGCCTTGGTTTATCTCACTTCTACAAAGTGAAGAATAATGAAATAGAAGGGCTGAACGGAACTCGATTTACATTTAAAGGGTTACGCAACAATATCAACAGCATTAAGTCGATGCATGGCATTCGTGTTTGTTGGGTAGAAGAAGCGCAAACAGTATCACAAGATAGTTGGGATATTTTAGGCCCTACTGTTCGAGCTAATAAATCTGAGGTGTGGGTGTCGTTTAACCCACGCGAAGAAACAGATCCAACCTATCAGTTAATGAAGCGACACGAAGCTGACCCGCCCGACGGTGGCGTTATTATTTTTCGTGTTAATTACAGCGATAATGCTTTTTTCCCTGATGTTCTTCGTCATGAAATGGAGTATTGCAAGCGCGTTGATTATGAAGCTTATGAGCACATTTGGTTGGGGTTACCTCGAGCAATCAGTGAGGCTGTTATCTTCTCTGGTAAGTATCGAGAAGAAATGTTCCCTGATGATTTGTGGCAACAGGCAGATCGCCTCTTTTTTGGTGGTGACTTCGGTTTTGCCAATGACCCCAGCACATTAATTCGTTGCTTCATTATAGGGCGTAAGCTTTATATCGAATATGAGGCATACGGAGTAGGTGTTGAACTTGATGAACTATGGAAGTTCTACGCTGGTAAAGATGGGGCAACTGCGGAACAGCTTACACAGTGGAAAGAGAGCGACGAAAAGAAATATCCTGGTATACCTCAGTCAAGGAAGTGGCCTATTCATGCAGATAACAGCCGACCAGAGACAATAAGTTATTTATCTCGCCAAGGCTTTGTTATTGATGGCGCAACTAAATGGCCCGGTAGTGTTGAAGATGGTATCGCATATCTTAAAGGCTTTGAGGAAATCATTATTCATCCTCGATGCAAGCACATGTTAGAAGAAGCCCGGCTGTATTCTTATAAAGTAGACAGAATGACGGGTGAGATTTTACCTGTAGTGCAAGATAAGCATAACCACTGCTGGGATGCGGTTCGTTATTCCCTTGATGGTTACATTACAAGCGAAGGTGATCTGGGTGTTTGGGCTTCCTTGGGTAAACAGACTTAATTGCTAGAAATAGCGCTTTCAAATTGAAATGGCATCGAAATTGATTTCTGGTTTTTATTAACAAGTCAATAACAATATAACGGGCGATTTAGAGTGAGAAAGCATCTATTTTTGCCCGTTATAGGTGACATTTTAATTGAGTTCAAAAGTCGCGATGCACATAAGCACCATTATGTTAAATAGCCCTCCTTTTTAATAAATTATCATGAGGTTTAAATGTCTCGTAAGCAACGCCGAAACGGCGCAAAAAAGCCCGTTAAAACAGCTGACGGGTACAATAACTTCCAAGCTAAAATCGGGCCTGAAACACAGAACATTCAAACGGGCGGTACTTATGTTCCCGGTTACATTACCCGTAACCGAACCATGCTCGAATTTGCTTATCGTTCATCATTCTTAGTTGGCGCGGGTGTTGATGCGATTGCAGATGATATGACCCGAAAAGGCGTCAGTATTAGCTCAAGGCTCAAGCCAACGCAAAAGGGTAAGATTGAGAATTTCTGGGATAACGCAGCTATCTGGGATGGACTAAACGATACGTTAAAATGGTCTCGCCTTTATGGTGGCGCAATTCTTGTTGTCCTCATTGATGGACAAGACATATCGACGGAACTGAATTTAGAAACGGTGGATAAAGGGCAGTTTAAGGGCGTTATGTGCCTTGACCGCTGGCAGTTAGACCCAACCTATGATGATTTAGTGACAGAATATGGTCCACATTTTGGAAAGCCGAAATTTTACAGAGTCATAGCAGGTAATAACGAAGCGCAAGGCTGGAAGATTCACTATTCCCGCGCAATACGTATGGAAGGCGACAAGTTACCCTATCAGCAGGCACTCACTGAGAATGGCTGGGGGATGTCGGTTGTAGAGCGTATTTTTGAGCGAATACAAGGTTTTGATACCGCCAGTGCGGGAACAACTCAGCTTATTCATAAAGCACACCTTAGAACTTACAGCATCAAGGGATTAAGACAGATACTGGCAACCGGTGGTGACTTAGAAAAAGGGTTAATGCGGCATTTAGATATGATCCGCGAATTTCAAACGATTGAGGGCATGACGTTGATGGATTCAGACGATGAATTCGCCACTCATAGTTATTCTTTTTCAGGTATCGCTGATGTCATATTGCGCTTCGCTGAACAAGTATCAGGCGCTACAGGCATTCCCCTTGTACGTTTGTTTGGTCAATCTCCCTCTGGGTTCAGTACGGGTGATGGTGACTTAGAAAACTATTACAGCCGTATCAACTCACTACAAGAGCGACACTTAAGGCGGCATATTCGTTGGTTGATGGATATTTCTTGGCGTTCATTATTTGGCGAACAATTACCGGAAGACCTGACCTTTGAGTTTAATAAGCTTTGGGATATGTCAGATGCAGACCGAGCGACAATGGCAAACAATATCGCTACGGCATTGGGTTCATTGGTAGACCGACAGATTATCCCTATTCATGTCGCCATGAATGACCTGCGGAACATTTCTGATGTGATAGGTATTGGTGGTTCAATCACAGACAAGGATATTGAAGATGCGAAAGCCCAGTGGGAGACGGATGAATTTGAAACCGGCACTGCGCCGTCGTTCGGAGATCCAATATCAACAAAGCCTACAGGCGATAGTCAGCCAGATAAACCAAATCGTCACTGGCTCTTACGATGGTTCTGAGCATAGCTCAAACATTATCACCAACCATTTAATTGATTATTCCCACATGCTGAATGAATGGTCTACGCTGGTGGCCCATAAAATGTTCTCACAAGTTGAGCGTGAAGAGTGGGGGCAGTGGCGATCTGTATCAGAGCAAATATCGGAGGGGTTGCGTGATGTGGTTGGTAATACGTCAGTCGGTCAAGTGGCTCAAGATATTGTCTATCGACAAATTCAGTTAATGAAATCAATCCCGATTGAAGCCGCTGAACGTGTTCAAGATATTCAGTCACGAGCAATTCAAGCGGTTATCAACGGTGAGCGTCCTGATGCGCTGTATCAGATGATCATGGAAACGGGCAGCGTAGCATCCAGTAGAGCGAAGCTCATCGCGAGAACTGAAATAGGGCGAGCTACAGGCGCACTCACTCAAGCAAGAGCGTTGTCTATTGGCTCAGAGGGATATTGGTGGCGTATCGAGGGCGCAGGCACCCGTCCGTCACACAAGAAAATGCGTGATAAATTCGTTTATTGGCATAACCCACCTACGCTAGATGGCATGACCGGGCATGCGGGATGTCTACCTAACTGTAAATGCTGGTCAGAGGTACATGTACCGAACGCCAGAACCTAACAAGTCGCCTAGCGCGGCTTTTTTATTGTCTGCAATTTGGCAGGTAAAGCATGAAATATTTTTTTGTCACTAAGCTGGGGGAAACGCGATATCTCCAGCCTGATGGCTCATTGCTGTGTAAAAACGTTCCCATTGCGCGTACTGGCTCACAGGTCTACTTACCCGAAGAAATCGGATTAGAGCCTGATGCTAGTGGAATGGTGACGGTGTATCGAACTGAAGACGAAGTGTTTTCAGAAGAAACAATGGCTTCATTTGAAGGTGTCGCGGTCACACTAAGACATCCAGAAGATAAAGACGGCAACATCGTTTTTGTTAATCCCTCTAATTTTGCCGAATTAGCGCATGGTCATATTCAAAATGTTCGTAGAGGGGTAGGTGATAAATCAGACCTACTCATTGCGGATGTGTTGGTTAAACGGCAAGAAGCGATTGACGCTATCAATGCGGGGCTGATTGAGGTCAGTTGTGGCTATGATGCGCAATACAAGCAGCTATCACCGGGCAAAGGGAAACAATATCAAATCACGGGCAATCACTTGGCTGTTGGACTTGAAAAAGGCCGGGCGGGTGCTCGTTGTTCTATCGGGGATTCAGCCCCAACCAAAAAGAAGGAGAAGCCTGTGATTCAATGGCTTAAGAGTCTTGCTACTGCAATTAAAACGAAAGATGAGGCAGCGTTACAGCAACTCATCGACGAAGCACCTGATATGCCGTCTGATGGGCTGAGTTCAGTCCCCGGACATACTATTAATATTAATGTCCCCTCGCAGGCTACCGCATTACCCGTTGGTGAGCGTACCACAACCGATGAGGACAAAGATAAGCCTGAAAATCAGACCGGTGATAATGAAATCCCCGAGTGGGCAAAAGCTATCTTATCGCGTTTAGATAAGCTAGAAGGCAAAACGACCGATACCGATCCTGACGATGACACCAAAACAGGGGATGACGACGAAGAAGAGGACAAGAAGGTAACAGGTGATGCTGCTTACCGTCGAAGCCTCATTGCGGATGCTGAAATCATTTGTCCGGGCTTTAAGCCAACGGGTGACAAAGGACTCAAGCGTCAAGTGCTTGACCATGCTATGCGCACAGGTGACAGCCTCCGAGCGTTTGGTATTACCGATTTTAACAAAGCGCCTAAAGCAACGGTTGATGCGGTATTTACTGCGGCAGCAGCCCTGAATAAAGCCAAAAATCATATTGCCCCTATCAATCAGGGTATTTCTACCACTGATGGTGCAGCGCGTACAAAACACATGACACCAGCGGAAATTAACAAACTTAACGCTGATTTCTGGAAGAAAAACAAATAAAGGTAATCACATGGCAGGAAATGCATATTTAACCCGCATGCCAATCGGCATTGTCGGGGGTATTACTCGTCCTCGCGAATCGACAGTAGAAGCCGTTACGTTGGACAATAAAAAGCCATTCTTAAGTTATGGGCTGGTGGGTAAATACGATTCAGACAAGTTCGTGCCACTCCAAGAGGGTGACACTGCAGATAAGGTGAAAGGCATTTTAGTTCGCCCTTACCCAATCACGTCATTAACGGACTTAGCCCATTTAGGTATTACGGCTAACCAAGTAGCAGACAATCTCAAGCGAGGTTATATCTGCGTTAAAGCGACAGGCGGAAATGCACTGAATGCGAAAAAAGGCGATCCGGTGTTTGTTCGTGTTGCGGGTGGCAGTGAAGCAAGTCCGATTGGTTCGTTTGTTTTAAAGGCTGACGCAACAGCAGAAAACACACCTCAGCTACCGAATGCTGAAATTATGGGGCCGGGTGAAGCTGATGGCCGCATTGAAATTGCTTACAACATCTAAGGGGTATTGAATGTTTACAGTTGATAGAGCAACCATCGACTCAGCCGGTGTATTTTTAGTTGGCGAATTAGAGCGGATGGATCAGACGTTAAACTTACCGTTAACGTCAGTAAAATGGACGCGAGATATGCCATTGCGCAGCGATATCTCGATTGCAGATGAAGTATCTTCATTTACAAATACCGATTTCGCTAGTGTCGGTGGCCCAAACCCTAACGGTAAAAACTGGATGGGTAAAAAAGGTACCGCGATCGCCGGTATTGAACTAAGCATTGATCCAACTCGTAACAACTTGACGCCGTGGGCACAGGAAGTGGGCTGGACAGTTTTAGAATTGGCTTCCGCTCAAAAATTAGGGCGTCCTATTGATACCCAAAAATATGAAGGCATGAAGCTGAAATGGCAAATGGATACTGATGAGCAAGTGTATATCGGTGATTCTGAGATAGGAGTACCAGGCTTACTCAATTTACCAAGCGTGTCACCTGTTGCCGCTGCGGCGGCGTGGACAGCGACCACAGACCCCGATGTTATTGTGCAGGATATTAACCTCGTCCTGACGGATGCGTGGGTGCGCTCTGGTTATGCAGTCTGCCCGGGTAAAATTGGTTTAGCGCCTGAGCTTTTCGGTTTACTGGCCAGTAAAAAAGTCTCTTCAGCAGGTAATATCTCTGTCTTGGAATACGTGAAAATTAACACCATTGCATTCCAAGAGAACGGTGAACCATTAGAAATCGTTTCGATGAAATTTGCCTCTAAGCGTGGTGCTGGTGGCGCTCACCGTATCGTCGCGTATACCCAAGATGAGAAGTATGTTCGCTTCCCGATGGTTCCATTGCTGAATACGCCACTTGAGTATCGCGGCATGCAACAGTTGACTGTTTACTACGGTAAGTTAGGTCAAGTGGAAACGCCTTATTCAAATACCATCTCTTATTTGGATATTCCTGCCGCTTAATGTTGGCGGGGAAACCCGCCCTTTTATTGGAGTTACACGATGAAATATATCGTTGCTAAAGGTGCTAAATTAAGTTTTCCTGACGGCTCTCATTTTGATTTGCTCGAAGGCATTCATGATAGCGCTGAATTTTCTAAGCAAGTGACAGAGCATTGGGCGTTTTCAGCATATGCGAAACTTCTTGATGAGTCTGAGTTGCAAAAAGAAGAAGAAAGCAAAAACATGGGCGTTAAGATTCAATCTCTTGAAGAAGAAATCACAGCCCTGAAAGCCACACTGAAAGAAAAAGACGACCTCATTGCAAGTCAGTCTGATGAAATCACAGCCCTGAAAGCGGCATCCTCAGCAGAAACTAAATCAGATAAAAAACAGGGGGCTGCTGATGGCAAGAAACAGTCTTCTGCCGACAGTTGATAAGTTCCGCGCTGACTTCCCTGAATTCACCGATACCGCCAAATATCCCGATACCTCAATCAGTTTTTACTTAGGACTTGCTGATACCTTGCTTGACCAAGATAAGCACGGTGATCAGTTTGTTTATCTATCCGAACTGTTCACGGCTCACTATATGGAGCTAAAAGGACGCTCACTGGCAGTCTCTGCTATGGGGGGCGGGGTGAATAGTTCAGGCGGCGGTGTTGTCTCCTCCAAGTCGATTGATAAAGTTTCTGTGGGTTATGACACGTCCGGCACGGTTAATCCTGATGCGGGGTTTTGGAATAACACGGGTTACGGTCGTGAGTTTTATTGGTGGTGGTCGATGTTTGGCGCTGGTGGAAGGCAATTGTTATGAGTGGCGTAAAGATAACTCGGGATAATGCTGATGCCATTTTGAAGACGATTAAAAAGCTATCAAACATGGATGTGTTGGTGGGTATTCCCGCTAACAAGGCACAACGTGATGATGGTGAATACCTCAATAATGCTGAACTGGGCTATCTACAGTCAACAGGGGCAACAATCAGTATCGGTGGTGAAACGGTGACATTGCCGCCTCGCCCGTTTCTCGATATGGGAATTGAAGATACGCGAGATATCACCTCTAGCCACTTAGTCGCTGCTGCAGATTACGCCATATCAGGCAATTTTGAAGCCGCTCAGCGGGAATTGGAACGAGCCGGTATGGTTGCCTCCAATGCGGCTAAGAAGGTTATCAGTGATGGTGATCGGCTTGAGCCACTTTCAGAAGCGACGCTACAGAAACGTAGAGCTAAAGGGATGGACGGTGAAAAGCCACTCTATGACACCAGTAGCTTACTTAAATCCATCACCTACGTTGTCAGAAATAAGGGGGAATAATGCCTTTACTCGATGTTAGCGAAATTTTGTTAGATCCTGATTTTGTCGATATGTCACTGGTTTGCCATCGAAGTATTCAAGCAACTGATGATGATGGATTCACCAAAAACAGCACGCAAAACCTACCCTTTGCAGGTGTTGTGACCGTTGACCGTTCTCTCGAAGCAAAACGGATGGAAGCAGGGCAAGCCATTGGTGGTGCAATCTTAATTGTCACTCAGTTTCGTCTAACTCAAGGTTATCAAGGTGTTGACGCCGATATCGTCACGTATCAAGGACGAAAGTATCGCGTCACGTTTGTTGACCCCTATACAGCTTACGGGGCTGGATTTGTTCAGGCCCATTGTGAATTGATGGAATTTGACGGAGGGCTGCCTATTGAGTAATGACAGCACTTCATCTGGGTATCTAACACCAACAGGGGCAACCCCCGATTATGATGAAGAACTGGAACGGCAAATCAGTCGATGGATAAGAGCAGTCTCAGAACTTCCCGCAAAAATGGTGCTGCCTCGATGGACAGAAACGCAACCCAAAATACCCGCTGCAGGTACAAACTGGTGCGCATTTGGGATTATGGATTTTGATAATGAACACAGTCCCGCCGCTGTCCAGCTTTCCGAACACCATCATGAGCAATGGTCACATGAAAGCATACAAATCTTATGCTGCTTTTATGGCCCGCAAGGGCAACGCATAGCCACTCAATTTCGTGATGGTTTGTTTGTTAGTCAGAATAATGCTGAATTGTCTCGAGTTAACCTTTCTTATATCGATTGCGGTCGGATCCGACCCGCCCCTGAGCTTATCAACAATCAATGGGTAAGACGTTACGACATTACGGTGACATTACGCCGCAAAGTGATCCGTGAGTATGGCATTAAAACAATCGTAGACGCCCCCGTTAAATTCTTTGGAGAATAATCTATGCAGGGATTACCTGTTTCTAACATCGTCAATGTGACGGTGAATATGGCTGCGCGTGCTGCACAGTCTCGTAATTTTGGCTCCCTGCTTATTCTCGGAGCCAGTAACGTCATTGATGCGCATGAGCGCATTCGTCAATACAGCACACTTGATGCGGTTGTGGCAGATTTCGGTGTAGATTCACCCGAGTATAAAGCCGCTCAACTGTATTATTCACAGTCTCCTCGTCCTGTTGACCTGTTTATTGGTAAATGGAACAAAACAGCCACGCTGGCGGTATTACGTGGTGCGATACTGACGAAAACAGAACAAGCGATGGCAAACTTCAATACCATTGAGGATGGCTCGTTTAATATCACTGTAGCCGGTAAAGAAACGACCGTTATCGGCGTAGACTTAACCAAGGAAACCAACCTTAACGGGGTTGCCGCACGAGTCTCTGAAAAACTGACCGATGCAGAGGTTGTCTGGACAGGTGAGCGATTCACTATCACGCTCACCAAAACGGGGGAGATTGGTTATTTTACGACGGGTTCAGCCGGAACTTATCTTGGTGGCTTGATGAAGTGCGATGAAAGCGCAGGCGCGTTAATTGTTTCACCTCAGAAGCCTGAAACAGTATTAGAAGCCGTGGTGACAATGGCGGATATTTCCGGTGCGTGGTATGGCTTAGTTATCGCTGATGAAAGCCTGAGTGATGATGATGTGCTGGCGGTTGCGGATTATATCGAAGCCGAATCACTGTCGCGAGTTTACGGCCACACGGTCATGAAAACGACGGTTCTTGATGCAGATGTGGATACCGATATTGGTTCAAAACTCAAAGCAGCTAAGTATGCGCGCACGTTCTGGCAATATACGTCCAGTAAACCTTATGCGGTTGCCTCCTTATTTGGTCGTATGTTTACGGTTAATTTCAACGGTAATAACACCACAATCACGTTGAAATTCAAACAAGAGCCGACCGTGACGGCTGAAACACTCACTGTTTCGCAAGCAAAATCCATTAACGCAAAAAGCGGTAATGTATTCGTAAATTACAACAATGACACCGCCATTATCCAAGAAGGGGTTATGGCCAACGGTGATTTTATCGATGAGCGTCACGGGCTTGATTGGTTGCAAAACTATGTGCAAACCAACTTGTTTAACTTGCTCTACACTCGCACAACCAAAATCCCGCAAACGGATGAAGGTGTAACTTCGCTTATCACCAATGTTGAGCAATCACTCGACCAAGCTGCAACGAATGGGTTAGTTGCTCCTGGTGTATGGAATGGTGATGAGTTTGGTGCATTAACGACAGGCGCGATGCTAACTAAAGGAAGCTATATCTATGCGCCACCGGTTGCAACACAAGCTCAATCTGACCGAGAAGCACGTAAAGCCCCTGTATTGCAATGTGCTATCAAGCTTGCCGGTGCTATTCATTACAGCGACATTATTATCAACGTGAATCGATAGGTGACTCATGTCTACATATTCTTTTATGGATGTATCCGCCTCCATCGTGGGGGTGGGTGGTTTATTTGAACTCGGCTACGGCGCGGCAACGTCCGAAGAAGGGATCACTGTTTCAATGGCAGAAGATAAAAATACTATGACCATTGGCGCGGACGGTGAAGTTATGCACTCATTGCACGCAGGAAAAGGCGGTACCGTAACGGTCGTGTTACTTAAAACGAGCCCGACGAATGCCAAGTTAAACATGATGTACAACCTGCAGCAGTTTTCGTCTTCCACTTGGGGGAAGAACGTAATCACCATTCGCAATAAAGCCAGCAATGATGTGGCAGTTTGCCGCTCAGTTGCGTTCAAGCGCATCCCGGATTGGCAGAATGCGAAAGTGGGTAATACCGTTTCTTGGGTATTTGATTGCGGTAAAATTGATACACAGCTAGGAGTATTTTAATGGAGTTCACAATTAACGGTAATGACTATCGCTCTGGTAAGTTAAATGCGTTTCAGCAGCAAGATCTCGCTTTTGCGTTGGTTCCTGCATTTGGTGCATTGGCGCCACTGTTAAAAGACAAAGGTAAAAGCTTCAGTCAAGATAACTTAACGGATGTGCTACCGGCTATTTCTGAGGCGGTTCGTGCGTTGGGTAAAAAAGAACGCACTGAAATTAATGATATCTGTCTCTCGGTTGTCAGTCGTAAATCAGGGGATGCATGGTCCGTGATTTATTCCAATGGCCAGCTGATGTATGACGATATCAACGGCATTGACCTGTTTAAAATTGTTGGCTATGTGATTCAGGAGTCGCTTAGCAGTTTTTTTCCTACCCCAGCCGTGACCGACGAGTCAATCTAACTAACCCCCTTCAACTCGAAACCTTACCTAACGGCCGCTATTTTCTGATGCGTCCGGTGGGTAAGGGCATGTGTAAATATGAGTCGTTATTAGATGGCACGATTTCCCTTGCGGATATCGCCCTGATGAATGACTTTCTGGATATTGAAGCCGAGAACGAAGCGCAAATAGAAAGGTATCGTAATGAGCAATAACGTTGAAACAATGCGTGATTTTCTTGTTTCGCTCGGCTTTGACGTCGATGAATCAGGGGCGAAAAAATTCTCTTCGGTATTGGGTGAGGTTACTTCAACGGCATTTAAAGCCGGTGCGGCGGTAGAGGGATTAGCCGCTGTCATTATTGGCTTTACGACACAGATATCGAAAGGACTTGATGACTTATATTGGCAAGCACAGCGAACAGGGGCGACAGCTAATAGCATTAAATCATTGGGTTATGCGGTTAAACAGGCTGGTGGTGATATCAATGGGTTTAATCAATCCGTTGAGCGATTAGGGTCATTTTTACGTAATACACCAGGAGGTGAGGGTTTTCTAAAAAACATCGGCGTGCAAACTCGTGATGCAAATGGAAACCTCCGTGATACCGCTTCACTGGTTGCATTAGTGGGTGATCGGTTATCGAAAATGCCAATGTATCGCGCGACCGCGTTCGGGCAAGCGCTGGGGATTGACGAAAACACCTTATTGGCTATGCGCCGTGGTTTACATGGGTATTCCTCTGAATACACCATGATGATGAAAGCCATCGGTTATAACCCTGATCTTGCAGCGAAGCAAGGGAACGCGTTTATGACGCAATTCTCAAAACTAAGCGCTGCTATGGGGATCGGGAAAGATAAAATCGGTGGCGAACTTGCGCGTGTATTGACTCCCAGCTTAGAGCGTTTCACTGAACTATTGATTAGAAACTTTCCGACGATTGAAAAAATCATCTTGAAAGTTGTTAAAGCAATTTTGACGCTCTCAGAAATACTTAATCATCTTGTCTATCGGGCAGTAAAAGGGATCCGAGATTTAATTAGCTGGTGGCATACACTCGATGAATCCAGTAAAGGACTAATTAAAACCTTTGGTCTTGTACTGGCGGCTTGGTGGGCGCTGAATAAGGGATTTCTGACCTCACCAATAGGGCTAATGATAGCCGCACTGACAGCACTGTTTTTGCTGTGGGATGACTACCAAACATGGAAAGAGGGCGGTAAGTCGGCCATTGATTGGTCGGAGTGGGAAGGCACTATCGACTCGGTGACGGAATCACTGAAAAAGATATGGGAATGGGCCTCTGGTTTTGTAGAGATGATTGGTGGCTGGGAAACTGTATTCTGGGGATTTGCTTTATTCCTTGGTGGTAAATGGATGCTTAGCATTCTGGCTACATTAACCAAGGTTGGTGCGGGATTTATCAGGATGTTTGGCTTGCCCGGATTACTCGTTGGCGGCGCCTTACTGGCTTTTGATAAGCTGACAGATAAGATTGACGAGGGATTCAAGAACCTTGATGAACTTATTGATACCGCTGGGGATAAGTTGGGCAACGTTGCCAAAGCCGTCATTACTCTGAAAGATCCAGACGCTAGCACGGAAGATAAAATAAAAGCCTTGATGAAGACGGGAATTATCCCCGGCTCTGGTGTCATTGGTGACATGCTGGACTTCAAAAATGGTGGTTTAAGCAATACATGGGATGCTGTTAAAAATAGTGAGTTAGGGAAAAGAATTTCTAGTTCAGGTGGTTTGTCCTTTGCGGGAACTAAAGCACCGAAAGGCATTCGTAACAATAATCCGCTTAACTTGGTTTATGCTAAACAGCGTGGCGCATCGAAAAAAGAGGGCAGTATTTTTGCTTCCTTTGAATCGGCGTATGACGGTATTCGAGCGAACGCAAGGCAGCTCATGATGTACTTCAATGGGACATCTCAAGCAGCGGGATATCAAAAGCTTCAAACGGTTGAAGATATCATTAAGTTTTGGGCGCCTAAATCCCATAAAGGCAATGATACCGAAGCGTACATTAAACGAGTGAGTGAAGAACTTAACGTTAAGCGTAATCAGAAACTTGATTTAAACGATCCCGATGTGATGCATGCTTTGATGAGAGCTATGTCACTTGTCGAAAACTCAAATCAGTTTCCATACTCAAAAGAACTGGTCACAGCAGCTATCACAGGGGCGCCTGACCCAACAATCAAACCATCTGCACCGATAAATCTCAACGCGGAAAACATGAACCGAGCCGCATCAAATCTGGGTAGCATGGGAAAATCAGGGCAGTTTGTGCCAGAGTACCTCATTCGAAATGACTCCAGTTCATCTAAGCAAATAGTGCTTAATGCAGTGAATAACATCAACGTGACGGGCGTTTCATCTCCCCACGAAGCCGCATCACTAACCGCTGAAAGTGTTGGGCGTAAGTATCAAATACTTTCAAGAAATCTCGAAAACAAGGTGGGTTAATGGATATTTTAGGTACGCTATTTTCTCAAGGCACTCGAAAAATCGGCATGATAGTCCCCAGCGTGGTGATATCAGAAAAGCACTCTGATAGCTCTGAAATTACGGAACATCCTGTTCAAGTTCCGGGAGGTGAAGGGTTCACGGTCAGTGATCATACTTTCGATAGGCCCTCTGAAGTTGTGATGGAAATTGGCTTTGCTGGTGGTGGTTCGCTGATTGATGGTTTTGATACATCCACCATGTTTGATGTTTCAACGGGGCTAAAGTTGGGAAGTAGCCCCCGAGAAATTTATCAGCAGTTGTTAGACCTACGAGCAACTAAACAGCCCTTCGATGTGATCACCGGTAAGCGTGATTACAAAAATATGCTGATCCGTGCGATAGAAGTTACCACGGACAATACCAGTGAAAATGTCCTTTTGGTCACTCTGACGCTAAGGCAGGTGATCATTGTTGAAACCAAGGGCAAAAATGTAGCCCCTCTGGAAAACCAGAAAATGCCTGAAGTGACTGGTGGGACTGTTGACAGAGGTACGGTAACTCCTAAGCCAGTAAATCAGAGCGCATTAGAAACAATGTTAAATGTTATTCGTTAGGTAAATATGATGGATATTTTAGAGATACCGCTATCAAATAAAAACCAAGAATTTGATATTCAACTTGGTAACAAAACATACCATTTACGTGTGGCATTTGGAGAATATTGTGGGTGGACGTTAGATGTTATGACCCAATCTAAAGATGAGATCCTGTCGGGTATCCCTTTGGTTCATGGCGTAGATATTTTTGCACAATATCGGTACTTGGGCTTTGATGGTTCTTTAGTTTTTTCTTGTGAAGATCCTGCATTAGAGTTGGAGTTCAATGAAATAGGAAAAGGAAATAGGCTATACTTTGTCCAAACTAGTTAGTTAAGGACATAAAGAATGTTTAGAAAGGTTATTTTTGGGCTACTTATTTCTACAGGCATGGCAAATGCTGCAAGCTTTGATTGCTCTAAAGCACATACAGTCGTAGAAAAACTTGTTTGCAATACACCGTCGTTATCACAAGCGGACGATGAGCTGTTTGTTGATTACCTGCAGGCTAAATTAGTTACTGGTAATAATGATGAATTTAAAAAAATAGTTAAGCAAAACCGCAAGCTAAGAGAAAAAAACTGCGAAACAGTAGAATGCCAAACAAATTGGTATAAACGTTCAACAGAATTATATAGAAATATCGCAGCCTCAAAAGGCACCACAAAAGAAATTGAAGCAAGAGATAGTTATAAATACGGAGAAAAAGTTAGTTTTAAAGGGATTATTCAACGTGAATCTAGCGGATTTCCTGCTATTAGATTGGCTGATATGATTTCTGTCCATGACAATGGTTTAGATCCTGATATCAATTACCCTAGTGAATTTGGTGTTGCCATTATGCAACTAGTTATTAACAATGACTCGTTGTGGGATAAGTTTGAACAAAATAAGGGAAAGTCAGCGACTGTAATATGTTACTTGTTTCATGCTGAAACCGCACATCATAAAACCCCTGTAATGTGTTCAGTTGAAAATATTGAAATAGAAGGGGGCTCCTCTAAAGTGGCATCTAAATTATCTTTCGATGACTTTTTTAAAGCGAACCCTGAATTAGACCACTTTTACGTAAAACGAGCTATAAAAACGCAAGCGTTAGGCGCATCTCTTATGGACTCATCAACGTCGAATGATTTAAACAAAGGAAACCGAAAAAAACCTGATGACTTGTTAAGAGAAAATGGATATGAGTATGCAATCTTAGCTGTACGGCAGTTACAGGAAATATGTGCATTTGGTGGGGGTTCGATACATAGCTTAAAAGATGCTGACTGTGCAATTATTTCATCATATAAAGAAAAATAACTAAGACATAGCCGTAGATTATAGCCGCCTCGTGCGGCTTTTTTTATGCTAAAAATCGGAGTTTGTATGTCTAAAAACTGGATCCGTGAGTGTCAGATTATCGTTGCTGACAGCGACGGTAAGGGCATCGATTTATCGGAGTTGAGGGTAACATTTAATATCACTCGTCCTGATTTTGCTTATCCGACAACGGCGATTGTTAAAGTTTTTAATTTAAATAAAGAAACAGAAAACAAACTACGTCAGTACGAGTTTAAGCAAATAGTGATAGTCGCAGGTTATAAAGATAACAGCAGCCAAATATTTTCTGGCCAGATCCAATATACCTACTCCGGGCGTGAAAATACCACTGACACGTATGTTGTTATTCAATCAGCGGAAAGCGATCAGGCATATAACAACGCGATAGTTTCCACCACAATTGCTAGTGGCTACACGCAGGATACGGTTGATAAGGCACTGATGAAAAGTGTTGAAAAATACGGTGTGCTGGCGGGTATGCGAGGTGAATTCACTGACACAGTGGCGCCACGGGGCAAAGTTTTGTTCGGTATGCACCGCGATGAAATGACCCGCTTTGCGGTACAGAATGATGCGGATTGGCGTTATTCCAGCAACAGCCTTGAAGTTGTACCAAAGTCTAATTACATCAATGAAATCATCTTGAATTATGAGACTGGTCTTGTTGGAACGCCCGAGCAAACGATAGGCGGCGGTATCAATGCCACTTGCATGATAAACCCAAACATCAAGCCCGGAACGTTAATTCAACTGGATAATTCAGGCATTAATTTAGCCGGCTTGTCGAATAAAGAAATTGGGCTGTATGGCAGTCACAGTGGCTCGGTAGACCAACCCTCACCACTTGATATCGATGGTGAGTACAAAGTCATCAATGTGAGCTATTACGGTGATACACGAGGTGATACTTGGTATCAGGAGTTAATTTGTATTGCTCGTTCCGTTGAAACCAAATTAAGCCCATCGGCAATACAAGCAATGGCGGTAGAAGAATGATCACCAATGATGAACGAATAGGGCGCCCAGAAGCGCCTTTTTTATTGATGAAAGAAAGCGTGATGTCGGGGTTATTTGTTGCTCTGCCTTGCATTGTGCAGTCATTTAATCCTGAAGCAGTGACGATTGAAGCTCAGCCGGCTATTAAGTGGCGAATTAATGAAGATGGCATTGATAAAACAGTCCCGCTTCCGTTGTTAGTGGATGTGCCGGTTATTTTCCCGCGAGGTGGAGGGGCAACATTAACCTTTCCAATTAAAGCTGGTGATGAGTGTCTAGTTATCTTTGCTGACCGCTGTATTGATTATTGGTGGCAAAGTGGCGGAGTACAGGAAGCGGTAGACCCTAGAAAGCATAATTTATCAGATGGGTTCGCATTAGTTGGCCCACAGTCACAAGCGCAAAAAATTAGTGGAATTAGCACCTCTGAAGTTCAGCTACGAAGTGATGACGGTAGTGCGTATGTTGCTATTAACACTGTTAGTAAAGACGTGACCGTTATTACCCCAGCCAAATTAACCGCGACAGCGAAAGTGGGTACCGAAATCAACTCCCCTGAAATTGTGTTAAACGGAAATGTCACAATTAATGGCAACTTATCACAAGGCATGGGTAAAGGTGGCGGCGAAGCCAAAATGAATGGGCCTGTTAAGGTGATAAATGATGTTACTGCTGGCGGAATAAGCTTAACGAAACACAAGCACGGTGGTGTTCAAACTGGTGGTGGCAACACAGGAGAGCCTAAGTAATGCAATATCGCAAAGAAGACGATGGTGATTATACCTTCGGCTCAAACCAATTTCTTGTCGATACTCCAGAAACGGTGGCTCAAGCGGTAAAAAGTCGCTTGAGACTTTGGTTAGAGGAATGGTTTCTTGATGATCGTATTGGTACACCTCATGCTCAAAAAGGGCTAGGAAAGCATGTTGCTCAAGGTTATGCGCTCTCGATAAAAGAAATCATTCAGGGTACGCAGGGAGTGGTGAAAATCCTCGATTTTGGTGTGGATCTTAATACATCAACACGAAAGGTAACTATCACAGCAATGATAGAAACCCTGTATGGCACAACGAGCATTAAAAGTGAGGGCTAATGTTAAATATCGAAACGGTTGGTCTTGCACCGGTGATAACAGAAAAAGGGATCACCTCACCTGATTACCCAACCATACTTCAGCGGCTTCAAGAGTTATTCAGGCAAATATACGGCAATGATGTTTATCTTGAGCCTGATAGTAAAGATGGCCAGATGTTAGCAATCTATGCACTGGCGATTCAGGATGCGAATAAGGCGGCGGTTATGGCGTATAACTCATTTAGTCCGTCAACGTCTACAGGGCAAGCTTTATCAAACAATGTGGCTATTAACGGCTTATCGCGCAATTCTCAGTCGAACTCGACTGTCGATGTGTTAATTACGGGGCAAGTTGGTACCGTGATTTCTAACGGGACAGTAAAAGACATATCAGGCAATGCTTGGTCACTTCCTGAATCAGTTGTGATCGGCACGCACGGTGATGTTACTGTGACTGCCGTTTGTCAAAAGGGAGGGGCTATTATTGCTTTGCCGGGTGAAGTTAATCAAATTGGTACTCCAACTCGGGGCTGGCAATCAGTCACCAATATGTCCACTGCAACTCCTGGTCGAAAAGTAGAAAAAGATGGCGATTTACGCATTCGTCGTAGTAAGTCAGTCGCGCTACCTTCACGAACCGTACTCGATGGTGTGATTGGTTCTGTGAGTCAAATAGCCGGTGTTGCTAGATTGACTGCCTTTGAAAATGACACAAGCCTAACTGACAGCCGGGGGATTCCCTCTCACTCAATTGCATTGATAGTTGACGGCGGCGATGCAAAAACAATCGCTGAGGTTATCGCATTAAAGAAAACGCCCGGAACCGGTACATTTGGAAATATAGAAACCATTGTAACCAATCATTATGGCGTCACACTGCCTATCCGCTTTAGTCGGCCTGAAAGTGTGCCTATATTTGTTAAAATTACACTGGAGGCTTTTGAGGGGTATACAACATTAGTTGGCGATAAAATCAAAAAAGCGGTTTCTGATTATTTAAATAAACTAGAAATCGGTACGGATATTTATCGTACTAAGCTATTTTCACCAGCTAACCTGCAGTCAGATCCCGAAGGGGGCACTTTCTATATTTCAAAACTCGAAATAGGGCTGTCTGCTGGTGGGGTATCAGAAAATAACATTACATTAAAATATCATCAGTTTGCTACATGCAATACTGACAAAGTGGAGATAGTGGCGACATGAGAGATTATCTCAAGCTGATCACCTCTCAACACCAAACCGCTCACAAATTTCGTTCTCATATTAACTTAATCACCAAATCACTCGCTGAAACCACAGACTTTTCACTGCGATTAAATGACTATTTTTCGCTGGATGACGCTATCGGTGCACAGCTTGATATTGTGGGTGAATGGGTTGGCATACCTCGCTATATACAGACGCCGATAGCCGGTGTGTATTTTGCATTTGATAGTGTCGGAATTGGTCTTGATGAGGGCTTTTGGAAGCGAGAGTTCGATTCCGACAGTGGATTCACCGAGCTGGATGATGAAACTTATCGAACCATCATTAGGGTAAAAATAAAAGCCAATCACTGGGATGGTACAACTGAATCGTTGATGGATATCTATGATTCCCTCCTTCCAGATAAAGACACCAAATTATTTTTTATCGATAACCTCGATATGAGTATGGATGTTTTTATTACGGGTTCCTATGTTGATAACGTTACTAAGGCGATTATTAAACAAGGCTATTTGGGTGTTAAACCTGAAGGTGTACAAGTTAATCATTATTATATCAATTCTGTTCCTAAATCTCCCATGTTCGGTTTCGACATCTCCAATAATTACATAGCCGGTTTCGATACAGGCGGCTTTGCAGTTCCACTTTAAGAGGTCTTATGGCTAAGAATGAATTCTTACCTTTCGGTATAGCCGAAGGGGCAAACGTGCTCTCAAATCTGGAGTACGAACGACTCGCAGCGCGTTTCAATGGCTTTGTTAGCGGCGTTGCTAAATCGAAAGAGCTTAATACGGTCTGGCGTCAGTCGTCAGTTATGTCTAGCGCATTAGCGCAGTTTATTGTTGATTCAGATAATAAAGATTTGCTTGATAACGGTGACATTGCGGGCATTAAAAATCGCTTAGTTGCAGCGATTAAACAAACCATTTCGGGTGTGGGTTATGTTACTACTTCAGCAATGAATCTAGAACTCAACAAGAAAATGGACAAAGCGAACATTTCAGGCGTTAAAGGCAACGATAACGACAAAGTGCCTAGCCTGAATTTGTTTACTACTGAGGTTGGAAAATTAGCATCAATTGGATACAGCTATTCCAAAATTGAATCCGACGGAAGATATCAACCTAAAGGAGATTATGTAACAAGCCAAGCTTTGAGTGATGGGCTTAGTAAAAAGTTTGATAAAGCAGGCGGAAAAGTTGAAGGCGGCATTACTGCGACAGGTAACATCATGAGCACTGGTGATGTTATTCAAGTAGTTAATGCTAAAAATAATCAATCAATACAGATGGATGTAACTAATGATGGATTAGTGAGAATTAACTCTAGAGTTGTCGGTGGAACAACGGCAACTCATCTATTACCTGAAAAGTCTGGTGAATTCATGCAGTTGGGTGATTATGGCTTTGCGGGCAGAGGGTTACTCTATAACTACAGTCAAAGCGCATTAGAGACCGCATTACTCAAAGATTCAACACTATCGCAAATTTTCCGAAACGATACAACGAATACACTCACTTATCGTTACTCGCCAAGCCTTCTTATGAGAACGGGTGACACATCCGCACTTATTTCTATCGATGTAGACACGGCTAATGTTCGAGCGACATCAGTATTACTGACAAATGGCACTCGAAAAACAAACGAACTTTACGGCACTGCTAATACGAAAGTTGATAGAAATGGTTATCTACGTACAGCGAGTAATGCAGAAGAGTTAATAGGCGTACCTATTGGAGGCAGCGTGTTGTGGAATGGTGTTTGGGATGAAAATGACCCTCTCGCAGAATTCTTCTGGCCAAATGAGGGGCGTTCTTTTTCAGCATCGGCATATCCTGTTGCTGCTAAGCGTTTTCCATCGTTGAAACTACCAGATGACAGAGGGTATGCAATCCGAATTGCTGATAACGGCAGGGGAAAAGACCCGGGACGTACAGTAGGAACATATCAAGAAGATGCAATGATGAATCTTACGGGGGAGTTTACTGCTCGTACAGATAGTGCAGGGGTTGCGACGGGGGTGTTTACTAAAGGAAACGCAGGTCAAACAATGTCTCAAGGAAGTAATAACACCCTCGGAACCGTTTCATTTAATGCGGGCAATCAAGTACCTACAGCAAATGAATTTCGCATGAAAAACGTGGCTAAAATTTTAATTACGAGAATGAAATAATGAAATATTCAATTGAAATCAATAAAGCAGAATTTGATGAGAACGGGCTTGCGATTAAAGCGGGGTGGGCTCAAGTATATCTTTGCGACTCAAACACTAGAGAATATCGAAAGGCTTCGCTAGATAACGTTCCATTTGGTGGTTCTGTTGTTGCCGATGCATACTTAGATAAACCAGAAATTCCGACAAAATCGGATATCGCGATTGTTCGCAGTATTGATGAAAAATCGTGGTTACATGTTGCTGATCATCGCGGTAAAACAGCGTATAAAACAGAAAGTCGCCAGTCAGTTGAAATTGATTTTATCGGTGATTTACCCTTCACACTTACACTTCTAGAGCCGAAAACTGAGTTCGATAAGTGGGATGGTAAAAAGTGGGTGACTGACACACAAGCACAAAAATCTGCATTAGTTGCTCAGGCTGAGCATGAAAAAGCGCAGCGCTTAGAAGAGGCAGAGCAACAAATACTCATGCTTGAGCGCAAGGTGCGTCTGGGTATGGCAACAGATGATGAAAAAGAATTACTCAATCAGTGGGAAATTTATAGCATTAATGTTGCTGATATCGACACTTCACTAGCCCCAGACATCAACTGGCCACAAAAGCCGTAAATCCTATCAACAAAGCCGCTGTAAAAAGCGGCTTATCTTCTAAAGGGATGTCAATTTTTCGTGCCAAGCGTCGAGAATTTCACGCTTTTCTCTTAAGTAATCGTATCTATCATAGTGTTTTTTAGACACTCCTGGTCTTTTATGGTTTTGCACCATATCCCTCATTTCTGAGCTTATCCCCATTTCCCCTGCCAATGTTTTAAATGTCCGTCTTATATCCCTTGGTGTAAATTTTGCAAACTCATTACGTTTGCAAAACTTATTTAATTGTTTTGCGTACTCCGATGTTAATAAATGGCCTTCTTGGGTATCAGCAGGGAATAGGAAACTAGACGTTGGGTATAACAATTCCTGAATATTTAAAATATCTATAGCAGGCTTGGTTAATGGTATTACGTGATAGTCCTCAGTTTTTGAAATGTGGGGTGGTACAGTCAATGTATTATTCTTTTTATCCCAATTATCACGAGTGTTAGCTATTATTTCCCACGGTCTTTGTCCGGCAGCGTAAACACAGAATAAAAATAACCTAGCATAGTCGGGATTAATAGGGCATTCGTTGCTTGGCTTATTAAATAACTCCAGCAAGTGCTTTAATTCATCCCATGACAGGAATCTATCCAACGCTTTGTCTGCACCTTTTTGTCTAGGGACGACAGCTACAGGGTTTCTATCTAAACCGTAAATAACCCGTTCGTTAATTTTAGCAGGGTCATTATCAGCGAATAGGCCGAAATTAAACACAGCATGCAAGTTAGCCCTAACTTTGTTTGAGCCAGCTAAAGCACCACGACTGATAAATTCAGATAGTATTCTTTTAATGTGATCGGGCGTAACATCTTTAGCAGCCATAGCTGGATTTATATGCTTGCTTTCTAAAACTTGATTTAGCCTATTTTGGGTTTTATCGTATGAACGCTTACCTTGTCGCTTCTGATCTTCAATGTAGTCGTCAAAGAGTTGCTTTACAGTTGCGTGTTCATATTTGATTTTTTCAGGCGATGATGACTCTGCGGCAGCTGCAACAGATTTTACAGCAGCATCAGCTAATGATAAATTTGGGTAGTCACCAAGAGATATGAATTTTTCTTTTCCATCTTTGAAGTAACGGTAAACGAAAACCTTTCTTCCTGATGGATAGGTTTTAACTCCTAAGCGACCTGTTCCTCTTGTCGCTGATGCTTGCCAAGTGTAGTACGCAGATTTCTTAGGCTTCAATCCTCGTATTTTGCTGTCAGTGAGAAGCACACTAGCCATATTTAATATCCATTATGTAGGTCGGTTACGGGTCAAGTAACGGGTCAAGTAATGACGAAATGATATGAAACTAGGTGAAATCATGCAAGCTATATAAAGCCTTAAAAATCAATTAGATGAAATCTTATGAAATCACGTAAAACTCAATGAAATCAAGCTGTAACGCCCTTCTAAGCCGTAGGTCACAGGTTCGAATCCTGTAGGGCGTACCATTAATTTTCAATCACTTACCATCATTTAAAATTCTCCACTTTTGCTAACTGGGACGTATTTGGGACACAAGTACCGAAAATAGTGTCTATTTGCTTCGCGTGTTCGGTTAAATGATTGGGCGCTAAGTGAGCGTATCTTCTCACCATGTCAACCGACTCCCAGCCGCCCATTTCTTGTGAAACTGAAAGCGGGACGCCAGACTGAATTAACCAACTAGCCCATGTATGCCGCAGATCATGAAAGCGGAAGTTTTCTATTCCTGCTCTTTTGAGTGCGGCTCTCCATGCTGTGTTAGAATCAACACGCATTTTTCTAACGCTTGGCGTTAATGTTCCGTCTGGCCTCTTTTTGGATTCGGTATGAACAAATACCCATTTATGGTGATTTCCAATTTGTTCCTTTAGAACCTGACAAGAGGTATCATTCAATGCCACACCAATAGCTTGGCCTGATTTGCTTTCTTCTGGATTTATCCACGCTACTTTTCTTTGCATATCAATCTGATTCCACTCTAAATTGATTATGTTGGAGCGTCGCAGTCCAGTAGCCAATGCAAATATAACTACGGATTTCAGTGGTTCAGGGCATTCACGGATCAGCCTTTGTGCTTCGTGATGTTCTAGCCACCGAACCCGCTTTTCTCTCACTGTTTGCACTTTAATAACTGGTGATTTTTCCAGCCACTTCCATTCTCGCTCAGCAGTTCGTAGTAACGACTTCATAATTGCCAAATGCTTTGCTTTTGTGGCTGTGGTTACTTGGGCTTCTGAATAAGCAGGAATTTCCTTTCCCTTACGCTTAGCGGCTTCAGCTTGCTTTTCCCATCGTTCTCTAACCTTCCTATTTCTCATCTTGCTTACAGCTGCATAAATTTTTGCTTCTGTAATATCTTTCAGCTTCACACCTTCGAAGTGATCTAACCAAAAGGAAAGCCGACCTTTATCATCATCCAGTGATTTTTTATCAGCTTTTTCCTCTATCCAACGAACAATCGCCTCCTCAAATGTGACATCAGGGAAGTCACCGAGCTTTTCTATGCGCCACAGTTCAGACTTTCGTTTGTCGTGTAACTCCTGTGCTTGCTTCTTGTTCGCTGTGCCAAGAGACTCCTTGATACGCTTGCCGCTTGGCGTCGTGTAGTCCCCGTACCAGATTTTTCCTCTTTGGAATATTGACATGGTTTCCTTTCTCCTGTCTCACCAGTGTTCACTGGTATAGTGTGAATTGATTTGTTGGCCGCTGCAATACATGCTGCTCTAGTGAATAAGTAAGGGGAATTTTTCTTTAGTGGATTTTTCTTTGTGAATGCGATCATTCCTTGCTTGCACCACTGTGATAGCGTATTTTCAGTTATACCAATTATTTCTGCTGCTTCTTTTCTAGATATGGTTATTCCTGTCACCGTTAATCTCCTTATCTATGCTATTGACGTACCAAGTTAGCCACATGATTGGTGGAAACTTTTTATGTTCTTTGGTGAGTGTTAATTGAAACTTCGGAAGGTAATCTTTGAGTATTGCGGTGCTTTGTTTATCGCTGAGTTTTTTGAGTTGCTTTAATTTGTCTCTGCATTCCCTTGCAATCTTTCGACGTCCGTTCTCAAGCGTCACATCATCCATTTTTCCGCTTATATTGCTCATCATCATCTCCGCAATCTTTACTGCAATATGCGCTATTTGGTGCTGCTGGCATTTCTTCGCACCAGATACACATTCCGTTTATTGATTTAGTTACTGGCTGGCGATTTGATAATGCTGCTTGAATGTGTAATTGTTCTAGTTCATTTGCTGAGTCGATAATATCCATAATTAAGCCTGTCCTGTTTCAATTAAAAAAATAAGTACACATAGAGCTATTAGCCCTGCAAATTGAGTAAATGTCATAGGCCACCTATGCTATTTTCGATATATTATTAAATTGTAGGTCATACTTTTTCATTCTCCGCATCCTTCATTAATAGAAATAATTCCATAGCAGCGCGATATAGACTATTGCTTCTAGTTCTTTCACTTGCAAAACCATACGCAGGTGAAGCCACCCAATTACCGCCGTCGTGTTCTTCTGCAAACACATCAAATGCGGTACATATCTTATTCTCAATAATAATCGGCATTGCATCGGCTGGGTTGTTGCATGGATTGAATTCACGCCACTGCTCTTTATTGCTCATCCTTGTAACCACGCCGTACCTTGTGACTTCGTACGCCAGTCCTAACTTTTCAGCAACCTTTTTATTAATCTCGAAGTCAGATAGTTCGGTGTATTTATTCATTTTCTAATATTTCCTCTATCATGAGTTTAATATTAACTAAGTCCTGTTTTGTTATCGGTATATCCCATGATGGAGATTTTAATTTAAACTTATCTTTTATTGTTGGCTCAACCTCAAAACTTTCTTCTTCGTAGCCTTGTAACTTCACACTATATTTATCTTTCATTCCATATTTCTCCACAAACCATCTCAACACCCCGCACCATCATTATCTGCATAGCGCGGCTCTCGCATTCTTGCTGTGTGTATAATGTATCGGTTACAGGCGTGACAAATCCCTGATACAGAAGTAACAGTACATATAGTTTCATGATTAATTACTTAGAGTTTTTTATTGAGGTTTTTGAGCTTAACGCCATTTTCTTTCATTACAGCATTATTCTCATCGATTTTTAGATTGCGATAATCGTTAAGAGCACGCAGGTATGCTCTATCTATGGCATTATTAAGAACCCCTCCGCCACCGGGGAATGGAATCCATGATAGTAACCATAAAGGCACTAGCTTGATTAGTATGGTTATTTTTAATTTACGTTTGCTCATATCCTCCTCCTGCCCAAATTATACATTATTTATCTAAGCGATAGAGTGGCATTATTTTAAATGGTGAGCCATGAGATTGAAAATGAATATCTATATTTTCAGATGTAACCGCATCAGTTGTGAATTGCATTTTATCATCATGAAATACAGGGTACATCCAAGCAACTGGCTCCAAGTTATTAATTAAACTCTCACGTGATGCTTGCCATACATCGAATAGATTTATCGTTGATGATTTATTCTTACTGCGCCACTCTTCAAACTGCTGCCTTGATTTATCCAT